CGGCGACCTCGGACTGTTGTTCAAGCAACAGAACGCACAAGGGCTGCAGTGGCTCTCCACTCGGATCGCGGGGCAGCTCGGCATCTCGGACAACATGATGCTGGCGATCCGCAACGGGGAGTTCGCGGCGTTCTTCGCGAAGATGAACCAGGAGCTGGCGAAGTCCGGCTTCGACAAGACCGCCAAGGACGCCCACAGCTTCTGGCAGCAGATCCGTGAGCTGGAGCCGGTGCTTGATCGCTTTGGGAACCAGGTTGTTGATGCGTTGCAGAACAAGTTCAAACTTTCCCTGGAGGGCATTAAGGCTTGGTTCGACGCAAACGGGGACCGGTTAGCCAAACGCATCGCGGACATCATTGCGACCGTTATTGATTGGGCGGAAAGGATTGTCACTGTCATCGGCAAGGTCATAGCGAAGTTCGAGGAGTGGGACTCTAAGACCGACGGCTGGAGCACGAAGATCCTTGGGCTGCTGGTGGTTATGAAACTCCTCGGTGGATTCGAGATCATCGGCGGCATCTTGTCCCTCGCCGCTGCGTTCCTGCGCCTCGGCGCGGCGATCGACGTCGCGGCGACTGGCGGAGTGCTCGGCAGCCTCGCGACGAAGGCCGGCGGGCTATTGGGTATTGGCGCCGGCATCGCCTTGCGCGGCGCGGGGGTCGCGGGTGCTGGGATTACTCTGGGCTGGCTGTTCGACAAGCTGTTCCCCAACAACATCCTCGCCAAAGGCGGCTCCGCGCTGGGCGGCGCGCTGTTCGAGCACGGCGACCGCTACGGCGCCGCGATCCGCGACATGACGAGCCTGGGGTGGTCGCACGAGCAGGCGGCCGCCTGGATCGCGAACTTCAACGCCGAGAGCGGCCTCAACCCCAACGCGACCGGGGACAACGGGCTCGGCTACGGCATCGGGCAATGGCACCCGGACCGGCAGGCGAAGTTTAAGGAGTTCGCCGGGCACGACATCCACGGCTCCACGATGCAGGAGCAGATGGCCTTCGCCTCCTACGAGGCGCGGCACGGGGCGGAGTGGCAGACGGGGGCGCTGCTGATGGCGGCGAAGAACAACGCGGCGCTATCCGCCGACATCATCTCCCGTCACGACCTGCGCCCCGCGGACGCGGAGGGCGAGGCGCGCCGCCGCAGCGCGGACGCGGTGCAGCTGTCCCTGGCGACCACGATACACGTCAACGGCACGGCGGACGCGAAGGAGACCGCCAAGCACGTGACCGACGCGCAGGAGCGGGTGGCCTCCGCGGTGCTGCGCAACATCCTCGGCGGCATGGCCTACTAGCGCGCCGATGCCAGGCCTAGTGACGGTAATCCCCGCCGGGAACATCGGCGGGATCGAAGTGGACGCGACGATCGAGGAGATCCACAGCAACTCGCTCCAAGTGACGGAGCACCCGGTGGAGGCCGGGGCGCTGATCACCGACCACAGCTTTAAGCGCCCCGTCGGGCTCGTGATGCGCTGCGGGTGGAGCAACTCCTCTGCTGCTGCGTTCAACGCGACCCTCACCGCGCTGTTTTCCGGCGGCGCTGTCGCGCTCTCGGACTACGTGAGCGGCGTCTACTCCCAGCTGCTCGCGCTGCAGGAGACCCGCGCGGTGTTCGCGGTGATGACGTCGATCTGCATGTACCAGAATATGCTGATGACGGACGTGCAGCTGCTACGGGACCAGAAGACGTCCCAGGCGCTGATGGTGACCGTCACCTTCCGCTCGGTCATCCTCGTCAGCACGCAGTCCACGACCCTGCCCGCGACGGCGGTGCAGAAGGACCCCGCCAGCAGCGCGGAGGTGCTGAACAACGGGACGCAGCAGCTGCAGCCCGGCACCCCGGCGCCGGGCGGCGCGGTGCCGCCGCAGATGTGGGTACAGGAAGTGACCGCGCGGGTGATGTCCCCCAACGAGGTCATCCCGTGAGCCGCCTCATCCCCATCATTCGCGTTCCGCACCAGCGTCCGCCGCCGCCGCCCGCGCCCGTGCCGACCCCCACTCTGGGGACGCCGACCGTCGTCAGCACGAGCGAGATTGACGTCACCGCCGCCTACACCGGGCCGCCGTCGCTCGCGACGTTCACCTTCGAGTACTCTCAGGACCCGCTGTTCGGGTCCTTCGTGACGTTCGCGGTGCAGAGCGGCACGACCGCGCACGCGACGGGACTGGCGGCGGCGACGCTCTACTACTTCCGCGTCTTCGTGACGACGACAGACTCACGCAACAGCGGGTTCTCCCTCACGCATAGCGCGACGACCAGCGCCGTGCCCATCGCGCTGATAAAGGTCAACCCGGGCCACTACCTCTGGTCCTACAACATCTCCGGCACCGGGCCTTCGAACCAGGGCGAGATGAACAACCTCGCCGACGCCCGCTCTGCCAATGTGCTGGGTGGTGCCTGGATCTACCGCTGGGGGACTGTGCAGGCCGCCAAGGGCGTCTACGACTTTTCCTCCATCGGGACGGACTTCAACTACCTGCAGAGCAAGCGCCCCGGCGCGCGGTTCTGCGCGGCGTTCGCGACCCGCGTGTTCGGCGGCCCCTACACCGCCGCCACAACGGTGAGCGCGGGGTGGATCCCGGCCTACATCCTGAACAACTCCGTCTATGGCACCCCGGGCGGCGGCGCGGGGCCGAACGGCACGCAGTTCGGCTACACCCTGGGCGAGTACGCGTCCGGCTCCAACTACGGGCAGGTGGCGGCTTGCATCTGGCGCGCAGTCATAATGACTGAGAAGATCGCACTGTTCGTCAACTTCCTGAACTCCATCGTGCCGGACGGCAGCGGGCTCACCTGGAACAAGCACCCGCTGTTCGAGGCGATCATCGACTGGGACGAGTCCGTGCTCGCGCTCGCCGGCCCCAACGCGCCGCCCTCGGACTACAGCTGGTCGGCGCTGATGACACAGTTGGAGGCCTGGTGGCAGCAGGTGACGGCCGCCGCGACGGAAACAAGCGTGCTGACGGCGCTGAATTTTGCGGCGCAGAACGGCGCGCCGGGGGACATGCTGACGCTGCTGACCTCCGCTTACAACGCGCGCGCGGGCTTCTCCTGCCCGGACGTGAAGTACAACGACGCCATCGACGCGCAGCAGGCGTTCCAGGGCAAGGTCTACAACGGCACCGCGTGGGTCTCGGGCGGCACGAGCTTCAGCAACCGGATGGACTCCTCCCCGCAGGTGCAGCAGCCGGACTACAGCTCCGGGACCGTGGCGCAGATCTACTCTCAGTGCGAGCTGCTATCGCCCAACCGCATCTTCTGGGGCATGAAGACGGGGACGCCGGGGGATTGGTTCAGCCAAGTCATCCCCGTCATCAACGCCAACCCGACCCTCAACACCACCTGCCCGACCGAGTACGACGGCATGTGCCTCTCGGGCGGCAGCACCTTGCCCGCGCCCACCTGGTCCGCGGTCCCCGCGCTCAACTTCACGCAGGGCGTTGCGGGGACCTACAACCTGAACGCCTACTGCGCGAACGCGGTGTCGTTCGCGCTGCACAGTGGAACGCTGGAGACGGGCGTCAGCCTGAACCCATCGACCGGGGTCGTGAGCTACAACGGCACGAGCCCCGCGGCGGCGAGCGGGTCACTCGTGTTCGCCGCGACGAATGCGACGGGAAGCGCCAACAGCGCGTCCACCACGTCCAGCATCGTAGCGACCGCGCCGCCGCCAGTCTGGTCCGCGGTGCCCGCGCTCAACTTCGTGCAGGGAACGGCGTCCACTTACAACCTCAACTCCTACTGCGCGCACGCGAACTCCTTCGCGCTGGCCTCGGGGGCTCTGGAGACGGGGGTCACGCTGAACGGGGCCACGGGCGTCCTCAGCTACAATGGCACGAGCCCCGTGGCCGCGAGCGGCGTGCTGGTGTTTGCCGCGACCAATACTGTTTCCACGGTGAACAGCGGGTCTACGAGTTCGGCGATCGTGGCGCCCGCGCCCGTGTGGTCGGCGCTGCCCGCGCTCAACTTCACGCAGGGCACTGCGGCCAGCTACAACCTCAACTCCTACTGCACCAATGCCGCGTCCTTCGCGCTGCAGTCCGGGACGCTGGAGACAGGGGTGACGCTGAACGGCGCCACCGGCGTCGTCAGCTACAACGGCACGAGCCCCGTGGCGGCCAGCGGCGCGCTGACCTTCCGCGCGACCAACGGGGTGGGGTCGACGGTGAGCGCCGCGACGACCTCGGCGATTTCGTCCTTCGTGTTCAACGTCTTCGTCTCCCCCACCGGCAACGACGCCAACCCGGGGACCCTCACCAGCCCCTGGGCGGTGACGTCGCTCATGGGCGCGACACAGAACGCCAACAACGTCGCGAACTTCAACGCCACGAAAGGCAAGTCTGTGGGCTTCCTGCCCGGCGTCTACAACGTCGGCGCTTTCATGAAGACCAACTCCTGGGAAGGCGCGCTGCAGATCCCCGGGGGCACTTCCGGGAGCCCAACGACCTGGGCCAGCTGTAACGCCTCGGGCGTCTACACTCCCGGCACCGCGACGATCAACGCCAAAACCGGCAGCGTGTTCGGCGGCTTCTCCAACGGCAGCCTCACCTACAACGGGCCGGTGTTGGCGAACACGCAGCCGCAGTCCGGGTCCGCGGGCTACGCCTCGGGATACCTCACCCTTGACGGCCTCGTGTTCACTGGCTGGTGCTACAAGGCCATCCGCATCGGCGGCAACTCCTCGGGTGAGGGGCCTGCGAACGTGCAGGGCGTCACGGTGCAGAACTGCATTGGCACGGGCGGCGGCCACAACGCGGGGGACCCGACCGACAACTCTGGGTGGCTCTGGCTCGATTACTGCGTCGGCGCGGTCGACTTCAATAATTACGTGCACGACAACATCGGTTGCTCGGGCGCGAATAACTCGGACCATCAGTACTCGACGATCCTCTGGGCCTGCCAGGGCTGCAGCGTCAGCTACGATACGGTCGTCAACGCGGGCTACATTTGGGGCAAGGAGAAGTCGAACCAGGGCAACAACGTCCACCACAATTATGTGGACAGCTCGATGTACACGACGCAGTCGAGCGCGAACGGCATCTCGGATTTCACCGGCTCCCCGACTGCGGGCCTGACCCAGACGACGAACTTCCATCACAACATTCTGAAGTCCAGCAGCTTCGGGGCGGTGCTCATCTCGACGCTCTCGCACTCGGGCGGATGGATTACGCCCGTCAACTTCTACAACAACACGATCATCATGAATTCGGGCGCCGGGGTTGTCGAAGCCGCTGTTTGGCTCGCCTCGATTGGCGTTACCGGGAACATCAAGTATTACAATAATATCTTGACGGGCGCGATCTCCGGCGACTACCGCATGATCGTGCTCGACCCACTGGGGCCGAACATTTGGGACTACAACGGGGTGCCGAGCGGCGCGACTTACTCCCTGGTGAGTAACTCCAACCCCGGCACCATCATAGCGAATTACTCCGGTATCGCCGCGGCGCAAGCGGGCGTGACGGCGAACGGCGGCATCACGATCGACGCGCACTCGGTCACGAACTCAGCGCCGAACTTTGTCGGCGGAACCCCCGCGCTGCCTTCGCAGGCCTACCAGCTCAACAGCGGCTCACCGTTCAAGACCACGGGCTCGACCGACGGCACCACGGGCGGCGCGCCGTGCGAGATGGGTGCGTGGGGCGGGGCCGCTCCGCCCGTCAATGTCGGGTACAACCCGGCGGTGACTTAACCATGTCCGTCTACACCGTCACCTTCTCCGGCATCAACCGCGCCGCGCCGAGCACCGCCGTCGGCGTGCCGACGATGGCGAACGCGGCGAACGCGCTCATCCTCTACGTCACGGGGCTGGGGACCTTCGGCGCGCGTTCCCCGCCGACCGCGCCGGCGGGGTACGGTGCTTCGATCGCGCCTAACGTCAACTCGCCGGACATCGCGATCTACCCGCGCATCGCGGTCGCGGCGAACGAGAGCCCGGGGAGTATCAACTGGTCGTCCGCTAATTCTAGCTATGCCTACGCGGTAATCTTGACGCCGCCGGTCGGATACACGGTGCCCGCGTTAGCTTCAATTCTGGACGTGCCCGGGACCGACTGGTCCACCACGTCAGTGTCCGCGTTCTCCTACTTCACGTCGATTGTTCCGGTTACCGCGGGGGATCTGCTGCTCGGCATCGGCCAGCGGATAAAGACCACTGCGACCAACGGCGCGACGATTGGGTCGATGTCGCACGACACGGCGTTCGGCGCACCGCTGTTCACCAACGTGGGCACAGGCGTCGGGCCGGCGGTGGTGGTGAACGGGTGGCAGCAGACGACCCCCACCGCGACGAACGCATCGGACGCGCAGGTAATGTCAATCGCGGAGTCTTCCGGACTCAACGGGCAGACCGTGTTCCTCGCGCTCGCGGCCCCGGTGCCGATCGGGTCGCTGGGCGTGCAGTTCTCCCTCCGCGCCAAGCGCCGCATCGTGAGCACCGTTTCTTACCGTCGATAAATTCTCAGGAGCCTGTAACTTATGATCCCCGGACAAAAGTACACCGTCACGGTCCCCGCGGGCGTTGGGGTCGCGGCGCCGGCTTCCAACTTCGATCTGTTTCAGATTGCCCCCGGCGCCGGGGTGCCGCTCTACCTGCACCGGGTGACGTGCTCGGCGGCGCAGGTGTCCGCGGTCTCTATCCCCATCGCGCTGATGCGCCGCAGCTCGGCTTCCACGGTGAACGTGGGGTCTGTGACCCCGGTGAACGACTCCCCCGCGGGCCCGGCGGCCTCCGCGGTGATCACCTACTGCCTCACCACTTTGGGCTCGGCGGGGACGGTGATCGACGCGCCGATGTGGGAGGAGTTCGCTCCCTATGACTTCAACTACTACCCGGACGGGAAGATCATCGTCCCGGGCACCTGGTGCTGTCTCTACATGGCCAACACGGCGATCTTCCAGGCCGGCTTCACCATCGAGTTCACCGAGGTCAAGTAAACCGACGAGCGCGTCTCTAGCGGGGTTCCAGCGCTGTGGCCGATTACGTACAGACAGTCGAGTTCATCCCGCGCATAAAGAGCCGGGAGCTGCTGCTCGGTTACCTGGCGTCGACGACGCCGCACATTTCCCTCGTCGCGCTGACGCGGCGGTGGGACTTTGTTTACCCCGATCCGGTTCACCCGCGGGTAAAGAACTACGCCTGGACGGCGCTGTTTGCATCATCGCCGGTTTTCGAAACCGTGCCGGACGTGGTCGGCGATCCGGTCGCGGTCGCCAACGGCATCCTCACCGGCGCCGGCTTCAACCTCGGCGCGCAGACGAGCGAGTACTCCGAGGACGTGCCCGCGGGCAACGTCATATCGCAGAACCCTGTGGCGGGCGCTATCGCGGGGCTGGGCACTTTAGTCTTCCTAGTCATTTCCGTCGGTGCGCCCCCCTCCCCGGCGGAGGTGCCGCCGACCGTCGCGCCGTTTCCGCCGACGTTCGAGATCCCTCTCCAGGTGGGGCAGCCGCAGGTGTTCGCCATCTCGCTCGGGCAGACCCCGTACCAGCTCACCTTCCGCTACCGCAACGTGACGAACGGCGGGTGGGTGCTGGACATCGCGGACACCAACGGCAACGCCATCATCAGCGGCATCCCGCTCGTGACGGGGACCAACTTGCTCGCGCAGTACGCGTACCTGGACTTTGGCGGGGCGCTCTGGGTGCAGACGACGTCAGATCCGGACGCGGTGCCGACGTTTGAGAACCTCGGCGGGGACGCTTTAATTTGGTGGGTTCCGGATACTTTGCAATGACCCAACAGTACCTCCGCAGGTTCAGCGCCATCGTCGGCAGTCCCGGTGGCGCGGGGATCGACTTCACGGACTTCTACTGCAACTTCGTGGTGCGTCGCGGCGACAACCAGACGCCCAACAGCTGCGACCTGCGCATCTACAATCTGGCGGACAACACGGCGAACAAGATCACTAATCCGAACGAGTTCACCGAGGTCGTGATCCAGGCGGGCTACGCAGGCAACTACGGCATCATCTTCAACGGCACGATCAAGCAAGTGCGCCTGGGTCGCGTGGACCAGAAGGACTCCTACGTCGACATCACCGCCGCGGACGGGGACGAGGCTTACAACTTCGCGCCGATCACGGCGTCATTAGCCGCGGGCAGTAAGCCCGGGACTGTAGCTGGATTTTTGTTGGACGCCTTAAAAGTGCACGGCGTTACGGCTGGGGGCGGCCTCTACGATTATGGCTATGCGCCGAAGTTGACAGACAACGGCAGCATCCGCGGGCAAGTGCTCTACGGCATGGCGCGGGACAAGATGCGGGACTTCGCCTTTGAGAACGATTGCGCCTGGAGCATTCAGGACGGTAAATTGACGCTGATCCCGTTCACATCCTACATCCCCGGCACGATGCCGCTGGTGACGCCGCAGACGGGGCTGATTGGGGTGCCGGAGGCGACGCAGCAGGGCATAAAGGTGCGGGTGCTGCTGAACCCCTTCATGCGCATCGGCACTTGCTTCGTGCTGAAGGACGCGACGATTAACCAGTACCGGTTCGGGCTGGACGCTGCCTCCCTCGCGGACAACCTCTACCTGCAAAGCGTTATCAAGCAATCCCCCACAGGCCAGTACTACATCATGAACGTCGCGCACTCGGGGAACACCCGCGGGAACGAGTGGTACACGGACATCGTGTGCCTGGCGGCTGACGCCAGCATCCCGGCCTCCGCCGCGCCTAACGCGTTGTTCGCGGTCGCGCCTGCGATCCCGAGGTTTTGAGCCCATGGACCGCCGCGAACGCTACTACGACGAGGAGGAGACGCTGCGCATCGTCATGCGCGCGCTGCAGGGGCAGATCTGGACCGCAATGCCCGGAGTCGTGGCGCAGTACCCCGGCAGCGGGGGGCACAAGATGACGGTGGACGTGCAGGTCACCGTCAACGGCAGCTTCCGCACGCAGGCGGGGGCATTCGTTTCAAAAGAGATCCCGCTGCTGCGGGACTGCCCGGTCTGCTGGCAGGGCGGTGGCGGGGCGATTGCGACCTTCCCCATTGCGGAGGGGGACGAGTGCCTAGTGGTCTTCGCCGCGCGCAACATTGACTCGTGGTTTAAGAACGGGTCCGCTGCGCCGGGCGCGCTTTGGGACCCGCCTTCGGGGCGCATGCACGACTTGTCCGACGGCTTCGCGCTCGTCGGGGTGCGCTCGATGCCCAATGCGTTCGACATCGACCCCGCGAACGCGAGCCTGCAGAGCGTCGACGGGACTGCATACTTTAAGCTCAATCCCACGACCAAATCGATCGCGGCGGTTGCGCCCGGCGGGATCACCCTGAACGGGGTGACGATCGACGCCTCGGGCAACATCGTGATGCCGGCGGACAGCACCTTGAGCGGGGACATAGACGACTTACTGATCGGCGGGGTGAGCCTCGCGAACCACGTGCACAGCGGAGTGCAGACCGGCGGCGGCGACAGCGGACCGCCTGTGCCATGAGGACCGCCTGTGCGTTATAGGCCATTATCGCCATCAGGGGATTTCACCATCGGGGTTCCCTTCCTCACCAACTCCCCCGCCGCCGTCGGGCAGCTCGTGTCGACGCGGCTGAAGCTCTGGGTGGGGGAGTGGTTCCTGGACGTGACCGACGGCATGCCCTGGGCGCAGGACGTGGACGGCAAGCCCAACAACGGCACTCCAGACGCGGCGCTGAAGCAGCGCATCCTGAGCACCGCCGGGGTGCTGTCGATCGTGACTTACAACAGCACTTTTAACGGCCGCACACGCGCTTTTGCGGCGAGCGGAACCATCAAGACACAGTACGGGGAGGCGGAGTTTAGCGCATGACTTCCCCCGCGCCCGTCATCACCGCCACAGGCATTACGGCGGGCTCGTTTTCGGATTGGCTGGCCTACTTCACCGCTCAGTATCAAGCGATATTTGGCGATGACGTCGTATTGGACAATTCATCGATGGATGGTCAGTTCCTCGCCATCATTTCGCAAGCCTGCGCGGATTGTTGCGCCGGGGCGATCGCGGTCTATAATTCCTTCTCCCCGGCGACGGCAGTGGGGGTGGGTCTTTCCTCCAATGTGAAGATCAATGGCATGACGCGGCTGGTACCGTCGTTCTCCGTCGTTAATCTGACGCTCATCGGCATCGCCGGCACGGTGATCTCCAACGGGCAGGCCGTGGACATTAACGGCAACATATGGGCGCTGCCGTCCTCGGTGACGATCCCGCTCGCGGGCAGCATCGTTGTCACGGCCACCTGCGTCACCGCCGGCACGATCAACGCCGCCGCCAACACGATAACGGGCATACAGACCGGCGTCTACGGGTGGCAATCCGTAACCAATGTCGCCGCTGCGATCCCCGGTGAGCCGGTGGAGACGGACGCCGCGCTGCGGCTGCGGCAGTCGCAGTCGACCTCGCTGCCGGCGCTGACGATCTTCGAGGGCATCGTGGCATCGATTGAGAACCTGCCTGGCGTGACGCGCGCGCGTGGGTACGAGAACAATACCTCGACTGTCAATGCGGACGGCATCCCAGCGAACACCCTCGCATTCATCGTCGAGGGCGGCGTCGCGGCTTCCATCCAGCAAGCGATCTTTGAGAAGATTACGCCCGGCATCCCGACCCTTGGGGCTATTTCAACCGTCATCACGGACTCCAACGGCTCCACGCGCGTCATCAACTACGCGATCCCGGTGCCGGCGACCATAAGCGTGGCGATCACTCTGACGCCGCTCACTGGGTGGTCGGCGGATATCGTGCCATTCATTCAGTCCGCTATTGCTGCGTACATCAATGAATTGAAAATCGGCGATAACGTCTCCTTCACCGGCATGATTATCCCCGCGTACCTGCTCGGCACCTCCTACGCGGGGACTTACAACATCACGGCGCTCACGATCCAGAAGAATGCGGGTGCGCCGGCCGCGGCGGATGCGGTGCTCGCTTACAACGAGGCGCCGGTGAGCAGCGTGTCCGACATTGCGGTCACGGTGAGCTAGCGGCGATGGGCTGGAGCGCTGACAGCACCGACATCACGGCGGATTCGACCTACGCGACCGCCGACGGTTCGGACACCGAGCCGCTGTCTTATTTGTCGCTCGTGACGAGCGAACACAACAAGAAGCCGAAGTTCATGGCCATGCTGGGGGCCTTAATCGCAGGTATTTCCAGCATCACCGCCGCGATACAGAGCATGCCTGCTGCGTTCGATTTGGACAACGCGGTCGGCGCGCAGCTCGACGTGTTGGGTCTTTGGATCGGGCAGGCCCGCGTTATCGCCAATGTGCTGATCTTCGGGTTCTTTGGCTTTGCTGATGACGAGGCGGCGCTGCCGTTCGGAGAGCTGACGAACCTGTCCATTGGCGGCCGGTTCTACGAGTTGGGCGAGGACTACGAAGGCAGCACGATTCTGTCAGACGCGGAGTACGTCACGATCCTTAAGGCGCGCATTGTGCGTAATCAGTCCCCAGGCACCCTCTCCGCGCTGGAGGAAGCCTTGATCTACATCTTCGGCACTCCGGCCTCGGTGGCGGACAACGGCACGATGGACTTAGCGCTGACGGTGGCCGCGCCCATTACGCAGACCGACCAGACGCTGCTCAATACTCTGGACCTCCTGCCCCGCCCTGCTGGGGTGCGCATCGGGTCGATTACTTACGCGCCTTAAACCCGGAGCCCATTGATGATAACCAAGCCTGCTGTCGTCAATGCCTGGGCAGATGGGGCAGTGGCGCCGGTGGACATTGTGGAGCCATCCGGAGCGTTTATCGAAGCTGGATGGCTGATGAGCGCGACGCCGCCCGCGCGGCAGTATTGGAACTGGGTGTTGAATTTCTGCGCCAATGGGATACGGTATTTTTCGCAGCGCGGCATCGTGGACTATGACCCGCTGGAGACTTACTCCATCGGCGCCATCGTGCGCGGCGACGACGGCGTCGTCACGCAGTCGATGACGAACGGCAACCAGGCCAACACCCCCTCCACCTCGCCACTGGAGTGGGGGCCGGTGAGCTGGTACTCGCGCACCGCGCAGGAAATCGCCAACGGCGTTGTCCCGACCAACCTCGCCGTCCTCCCCGGGCAGTTCGAACGCTACGGCGCCGCAGGCGACAACGTGACGGATGATCACATCGCCGTCCTCGCGGCCTTTGCCTCCGGGCACACGGTGACGGGGATCAACGGGGTCACCTACTTCTGCGGCACCGGGACGCTCAACATCCCGGCGAGCGGCATCCGCGCGGTGCTCTACGGGGTGAAGCTGCGGACGCAGGTGAATGCGCAAGCGTTCCTCAATTTCACCGGTTCCTTTCTCGAAATCCGCGGCTTGGAGTATTACGGCCGCGGCGGCACAGTGTACGCGGGGAACGAGAACGGTTTCCAGTGGAGCGGCACAGGCAGCAACTCCGCGCCACCCGTCTATGTGACGGGGCTGCGATTGATCGACGTCTACGGGCACGACTTCGGCTCCCGCACCTTCTTCTCCGCCTACGGCCAGCAGGCGTTCATCAACGAAGGCTGCGTGTTCAAGAACATGGCCTACGCGGGCGGCCACGTGCTCTCGGGGCTCAACTGGGACGTCTGCCCGCAGCTGATCGACATGAACAACCCGCCGGGCGCGTCGTCCGCCAACGCCTACGGCTGGTCCTTCACCCGCGACCCGACGCTGAGCGACAACCTCGCGTTCGCGCCGCGGAGCAAGAACTGCAAGGCGCACAACATCACCGTGCGCAACAACAACATTTGGACCGCGCTCGACACTCACGGCGGCGAGGAGTGCGTGTTCTCAGACAACATCATTGAGAACTGCGCATTCGGCATCACCATAGGCTCCTGCCCGGGAATTTCCGGCCTTTCCAAATTCGCGCCGAAGAACTGCAAGTCCATCGGCAACACCGCGTTTGGCTGCGCGGCGGCCGGCGTCGGCGGCTACGGGGTGACGATCAACGGCGCGGGCACCGTGACCGGGACTCCGATCGACCTCGCGACCGGGTGCATGAGCATCGGGGACACGATTTCCAACTACGGCGTGCGCGCCTCCTCCTCCAACGGCGGCGCCTACTTCCTCTACACCCAGGGGTTGGTGGTCGCGGACTTGACGGCGAACCAGTGCCTCTATAACGCCATTTGTATGTACCACGACAACTACAATTTCGTGGTCAACGGCGGGTGCGTCACCGACCCCTACGACAACGCCGGGACGGACTGCGCCGGGCTGCGCCTCGACGCCGGGTACAACACGGGGCTGGTGAACGGGCTCGCGCTGCTGCGGGTCAACCCGGCGCTCGGCACGACGGTCGCCGCGCGCGGCATCTACATCGTGACGGCGACCGCCTCCAGCATCATCATCGGCCCGAACGTGAACACCTTCACGCTGCCCTACTCCGGCATTCCAAACTTCGCGCTCGCGAACCTGGTGGACAGCACCGGGGCGACGGAGGGCAATAACCTCATCACCTCCCCCGGCACCTACGACGCGCCGACGCTGAATGGGCAGCTGGCGGCGCTCGCGGGGAAGGTGATCGGGATCATGGCGACGCTGAAGAACCTTGGTGTGATGCAGTGAGGAGGCGGGAACGCCGTCGCCGTGCGCCGCCCGCAGCAGCGCGCTTGCGAGCGTGGGCGCGTCGCTGTTGGTTGTCGGTATTGGCAGACTTATCGCGGCGCTGGAAGCGCTAGGAGAGAACGGAGCATGACAGACGTGCAAGAACCCAGCGCGTGGCTCGGCCCCATCGCGACGGCCGTGCTCGCTTTATTGGCGGGGGCATGGCTGTTCATAAAGCGGCATTTTAATTTGGTGATGCGCGAGGAAATCATGGCCGAGACACAGAAGGAGTTCCTGAAGCTCCAGACCATGATCCTGGAGAATCGCTCAGAGGCGTCGAAGGGTCGCGAGACGATCTACGTGCGGCTGGGTAACCTGGAGTCCACGGTCTCGTATTTGAAGGGCGTCGTGGAGTCCCACTCCAACCGGCCAACTCGCGGGCGCAAAATTTAAACGGAGAAGTGTTATGACACTCGGTCTAATCCTCGTAATCGTCCTCATTGTCTTGTTGCTGGGCGGCTTCAGCGGCTTCAGCGGCTTCGGCGGCTACGGCTACGGCTTCGGTCACGGTGGCATTGGCGTGCTGGGCACGGTCCTCATCATCGTTGTCGTGCTGATGTTGCTGGGGAGGATTTGAAGCGATGGCGAGCACGTCGGATCATCCTGCAATTCGACCGGATCCAGATCCTACCTTCCTCACGACAGCGGCGTTACTGCGCGAGGTTGCCAATGCCAAGGAGTTGGTGTTCACTAAAATTGTGTGTCTGGAAAAAGAGCTCGGAGATCTGCATGCGAACGTGCATCAGATACCCACACAGCGGGCAATAGATATTGCGGCGTCGGAAAAGTTGGTTGATTCTAAGTTCGCCAATATTGAAGAGAAATTTAATGGAGTGCGGACGCAGTTCCAGGAGCGCGACACCCGTGTGGATCAAACGGCCCGCGCGTCCAAGGAAGCTCTCGACGCTGCGCTACAAGCTGCAAAGGAAGCGGTCGGTAAGCAGAACGACTCATTCGTAACCTCGATTGCGAAATCTGAGGCTGCAACCGCCAAACAGATCGACCAATTAGTGCTGTTGCAGAACGCGAGCGCCGCGTCAACGAACGATAAGATTGAGGACCTGAAAACGCGCTTGTCTGCATTCGAGGGGCGTGGGATGGGTCGCAGCGATATCTGGGGTTATGTGCTTGCTGCGGTGGGTCTTGTTGCAACACTGGTCTCGGTGATTTATTACGCAGGTCACCTTGGCCATTAACATGCACGGATGAACTTCCTCCTGACCCGCGACCCCGCGCGGCCGCTCTGTTCGCTGGGAACCTTGCTCATCGCAGAACTTCGCCTGGACTCCTTGGAGCGCCCCTGGGTCCCGGACCCGTTGGGCGGCGTCTGCGGCGAGCCGGACCTTTCCTGTGTGCCGCTGGGGCTTTACGACCTGGTGCTGCACGATACCGCGGAGCACCCCAAGACCTGGGCGCTGGTCAATCCCGCACTGGGCATCTTCCACGAGCCCGCGGGCATTCCGCTCGGTCAGCGCGGCCGGTTCGCCTGCTTAATACACCCAGGCAACTGGGCGTGGCAGAGCATCGGGTGCGTGCTGCCCGGCCTTGGGCGCGCGCCGAGTGGGCACCGTTCTCGGCGGAGGCGGTTGCAAAACTGGATGGTGACAGACTCTGACGTTGCGATGGAACAGATACGGGCCGCAGTGCCTTGGGCAGCCGGACACACCATGGAGATCCGTCAATCATGAACCCTGCAGTGTCACGGCGAAAATTTATCGCCCTGGGATCGGCTGGCCTGATCATGATGGCACCGGGCGTCTGGTCTTTGTCGCGGGCGACAGTCGGGCCGACTTTCGACTATTACATAAGTCCGACGGGTAACGACGCCAACGCCGGTACGGTCGCGAGCCCCTGGGCGATCACGAGTGCTCGTTACGGTAGTGCGAACTTCACGAAGACCTACGGTAAGCGCGTCGGCTTCATGCCGGGCACCTACAATGTCGCGGCTTACATGCAGAAGGACTCCTCCACGGGCGCTCTGCAGATCCCGGGCGGCACAGCGGCGAGCCCGACTTACTGGGCCTCCTGCGATGCTTCGGGGAACTATAGTCCCTTGACGGCAACGATCACCGCGCTCGCGGGCGGAGTCTACGGCGGCATCCCCGGCACGACCTACAACGGCCGCAACGGACCCGTCATAGCGAATACGAAGAGCAATTATCCTTCCGGCAATTTTACGATCGACGGTATCGTGCTCAGCGGCTTCGCCTACAAAGGTATTCGAGTGGGCGGCGGCTCCTCCGGCGACGGCCCCAGCAACGTCGCGGGCGTCACAATCAAGAACTGCCTCTTCACCGGCGGCAGCTGCATCGGCAACGCCACGGACAATTGCTTTGCGGTGTGGCTCGACTACACCTTGGGCGCAGTCGTTTTCAACAACAAGTTCTTGAACAATTTGGGCTTCGCCAACGGTAGCTGCGATCACTTGGCCGCCGTCGGCACGTGGGGCGCGCAGGGGTCGCAGATCTCCTTCAACACGATGCAGAACGCGGGCTACATCTGGGGGAAGGAAAATGCCAACCAGGGCAACAACGTCTTCAACAACTTTATTGATGTGTCGATGTACACTGGGCAGTCGAGCGCGAACGGTCTCCAGGATTTTACCGGTGCTACCGCGACGGGCCTAACCCAAACGACGAACATCCACCACAACATCATCCTCTCCAGTTCCTTCGGCCTCGGGTACTACGGGCTCAACCAGGCGGACGGCTGGACCACTCCGGTCAACTTTTACAGCAACACGATCGTGATGGTGCAGACAGGCGGCCAGATCATCGAGGCGGCGATCTGGATGTACTCCGAGGTCGCGAAGAACGTGACGCTGCACAGCAACCTCGTGACCGGGGCGGTATCGGGGGACTACCGGATGTTCCGCTTCAACGCGGGCGGCTTGCTCCAGTGGGACTACAACCTCTTCCCCGCGAACGCCACGTGGGACCTGCTCGCGAACGGCGCGGGCGGAGTCTACAACAGCCCCGCCTACGGCACTCTTGCGAGCATCCAGGCGGCGGTGGCTGCCGCGGGGTTCTCGGGCTTCGAGGCGCACGGAGTACAGAACAGCAATCCGCAGTTCGTCGGCGGAAGCCCCTCATCGCCCGCAGCCGCCTATCAGCTGCAAAGCGGATCGCCCGCCAGGGGCAAAGGCAAGGGCGGCATCGACATCGGCGCCTGGGACGGCACGGTGACGCAGATCGGCTGCGCAGCGGCCGTCGTCGCGACGGTGGCGCCCCGCCCTCCCAGCAATGTAACCGTGAGCTAATCACTACCCCGTGGAGACCCCTCAATCATGAACCCCGCGCAGTGGACCACCTCCCAGATTGCGAAGACCGCGCTCATCGGCATGCTCGGCGCCATCCCCGTGCTGGCCCCCAATCTCGCGAAGACCTTTGGCCTGACAGATTCGACCCTGATCGGGGAAAAAGCGGACGCGCTCATGGCCCTCGGCGGGGGCCTTTGGATGCTGGGGTCGTTGGTCTGGGCACTAATCGAGCGAGTGCGCTCCAACGTCCAGCCGCTGACGCTCACCAAGGCCGCCGCGGCCGCCGCCATAACCCCCACCTCGCAAGTGATGCAGGACGCGCACGACGCCATACAGGCGGGCGCGACGATTAACAGCGTTGACATTGTCCCCCCTTCCCCGATTGACCTGGAGCCCAAGTAACATGAAATACTTCCCCCGTTTCCCCCTCATCGCGCTCGCTGCGGTGCTCGCCCTCACGGGCTGCGCGACGCTCAACAACCTGACCAACACGCAGGTGGTCGTCGCGAACCAGGTGCTCACCCTCGGCGCCGAACTTTACATACAAAAGGCCGGCGGAACCGCGGTGCCTCCGGCGCTTTTTTCCGTCGCGCAGCAGGCGCGGGCGCAGCAGCTGAAGAGCTTCGCGGTGGAGATTAACGGCTTTGCAAGCGGCACCGTGCCACTGACGCAGTTGGACGGAGTGCTGGCGGGTTGGATCGCGAAGGCGAAGACTCCTCTGGAGCAGGGGTTGCGGCAGGCGCTGATCTTTGAAGTAGATCAGCTGCTCGCCACGAAGATCACTTCCGGTGCGTTGAACGCCGCGGCGACGGCCATCGTCAGCGAAATATCCGCAGACTGGATCACGGCGGCGACCGCTTACGGCGCAGTGTGAGGCTGACGGAGCTCAACCCCCGCTGGTATGTCCTGCCGGCGGGGGGACCGAAGATAGGGCTGACGTTCGACTGCCCGCATTGCCGGACGGAGCGGCTTGGCGTCGCGTTTCACCACACGGGGCGAGAGGCCATGGAGGATGCCGAGCTGCACACGCACGGGCAGAATGGCCCCATTTGGCTCATCTCCGGAGACTCCGACGGCTACTCCTTTGAGCACCTGTCGTTGTCGCCTTCTATAGATGCAAGCGCCGTGGGGCATTGGCACGGGTTCATCACGGACGGCGAGGTAAAGTAAAAGAGGGGCAGACGGAAGTGGAGGTTTTTTAAGTGAAACGATTAACAGCCCTTTTTGCAACGCTACTCACTGGATGCGTCGCAGTAACTCCGCCGAGCATCGTTCGTGATGCGGAAGAAATTGTTCCCTGGCCGATCGCTGTACTGACGACCGACTGCCCCGCGCAGTACATCGGCGAGGTGGGCGCGCCGAACGGTGAAATCTACTTTCTCAACTGCTGGGGCGACAGCGTAGATGGAACTGAAACCGATGTCGCCTTCACACCGCTCGTGCTGCATGAGTCGGCGGCCGTGCCGCCCAAGCCCTTTAAGCTATTCGTTGTCACCCGCTGCAAGAAGCCTGTGCAGCTGGTCGGCATTGCCGACGACGGCGCAGTGTTCAGCGAGCCAGCGAAGCACATGCCGATAGCGGAGCTGAACAAACGCATCGCAATGGTGGAAGCGAGCAACGTCGTCTATGTCCCTTTGCCCGTAACCTGTGCACCGCCCCCGGGAGGATCCAACCTGTGACTAGACCTGTTCGCTTCGGCCGCCAGCCCCGCAAGCACGACACCCGCATCCCGCACATGAGCGCGTTGCTGGCGGGCAAGGCATCCCCCCCTCCACCGCCGTCTGCAGACTATACGGTCGGGATGCCCGCGGACCTGGGGATCATGCTCAATGGGACCCTGGGGGATTGCACCTGCGCGGCGCTGTTCCACGCGCTGCAGGTCTGGACCTTCAACGCCGCCGCGGCGATGGTGACGCCGCCGGACTCCGACGTGCTGGCGCTCTACGAAGCCGCCTGCGGGTACAATCCCGCGGACCCCTCCACGGACCAGGGCGGGGATGAGCAAGCGGTGCTGGCCTACGCGCTCAACACCGGGTTGCAGACCGACGCCGGGATGCACCGCCTCGCCGCGTATGTTGAGATCGACCCGAAGAACACCGACGATGTGCGGCGCGCGATCGCGGCTTGCGGCCTCGTTTACATCGGATTCGATGTGCCTCAATATCTGGCAGACTACTTAACCGCGCCGAATTCCGTTTGGGATCTTTGGCACAAAGCCGACAACAGCATCGCGGGCGGGCATGCAGTTATTCTTGCTGGATACACTAGCAGTGGTGTGCGGGTAATTTCCTGGGGTAACTATTACACCATGACCTGGGACTTTTTCGCTCGCCGGGTGGACGAGGTCTACGCGCTGGCGGACGCGGATTGGATAAAGGCGACGGGCCTTTCCCCCGGCGGCTTGTCGCTCGCGGCGCTGAAGGCGCAGATGCTGGCCTTGAAGGCTGAAGGGACGTAAGGGGTGTTCACCCCCGCGCGCGCGGCGCAGCTCGGGTTGCTGGTCAATTACGCCATGGATATGTACCGCGGCGACCGGGAGAACCTCACCCCCGCGCCGGACGCGCGGCTCGCGCCCGACTGGCGGTTGCTCGGGTACCTCGCCTCCAGCGACTGTCTGTTCCGCCGCGGGCAGACTTTGGCGCTGGGCGACCCGGTGTGCTTTGGGTATTTGGCGCAGAACGTTGCCGAGCCGTCGCAGTACATCGCGACCTTGCGAGGGACTGACGGCATCATAGAGTGGATCGAGGACGCGGAGTTCCTCCCCATCGCGCACCCGGCGGGCGGGAAAGTGGAGGAAGGGTTCTACGACCTTTACTCCGACATGAGGTATTTGAGCGCCGCCCCAGCGGGGTCGGACCCCGCGCAAGCACCGTTCGCGGCCGCCGGCATCGCTGCCGCGGTCGGCACCGGCACGCTGACGGTCATCGGCCACAGCCTCGGCGCCGCAATGGCGACGTACCTGAGCTACGACCTGGCGGCGCCGGATGCGTTGGACACGCGGGTGGCGACCTGCCTGCTGGCCTCCCCGCGGCCTGGGGATGCCGCCTTTGTCAAAGCGTTCGCCACGCGGGTTAAAGCCGCGCAAGCCTTTGCGTACGAGCTGGATATCGTCCCGCGGGTTCCATTGGGCCCGGACTACACGGACCTGTTGAGTTTAAACTGGATTGGCATCAACACTGCGCAGGCGAAGATCTGTTTCTCGCTCCCGTGCCATCATCATGTGTTGAGCTACTGCTCCATGCTGGACTGGGCCTTAACGGACTGGCGCAAGGCGCTCGCGGTGGACGCACCGTTCGTGGCCTGCATAAAGGGGCCTGCTTCTTAGGGGAAAATTTGAAATGCGTAAATTGTTGATCTTTTTCGGGCTTCTGAGTCTCGCGAGCGTCGCCGCTGCGCAAAATGCCACGGGCCTCGCGCTCACCGCGCCGGGCCTTATCGCCGCGACGCAGGCGAACGTCGTCACATCCACTCGGAACACCGCTTGGGCTTTTCCGGGGGCGGGCATCTACGTGCTGTCCTACCCTACGGTGCCGCCGAGTGCAGGGGCGGTTTCCTGGGCGGATGCGCAGTTGCAATTCCGGCAGTGGTCGCTGATCCCCGCGACCTACGGGGTGGAGGCTTGCACGCTGAGCCTCGCGCCGGGGGTCGTCATGGTGCCGGGGTCGTCGACCGACCCCTGCGGCTACGGGGTGAGCGCGAGCAAGGTGTTCTTGGCGAAGAGCCTTGTCGCTGTCGCCCCTACGCCTGTTCCGCCTCCGGTCGTTGTTCCGCCCGTAGGGCCGACAGCGACAACCGCGACGGTCAACTGGCTCGCCCCGACGACCAACACCAACGGCACCCCGCTCACGAACCTCGCGAGCTTCAACCTCTACATGGGCGCCTCCGCCGGCACGCTCGCGAAGATCGCGGTGGTGGGTCCGGGGGTCTTAACCTATACCACCGGAACCCTCGCCGCCGGCACCTACTGGTTCACCGTCACGGCGGTTTCGGGCGCCGGGGTGGAAAGCACGCGTCCCGCGGCGGTGTCGGCCGTC